TTGGAGTACTGCAAATATACATAAAAATGCACCAAATATGACATTTAATTTGTTTGTATATCAAAAATATTACGATACTTATGTTAATGATGCTTACTGGTCTACTGCTGATAATATTTATGTTATAGGTGGAGAAGAATGGGTTGATACATTTGGTTCTTCTGATGAATGGGCAGATTATCCAAATGGATAGGCACCTAATATAGATTTAACAGAAGGAGAATTAGAATATCTTCGTCCTAAATCAAATTATGCATTTAATACAGGTGTAACTCCAACAATAAATACAAAAATGGTAACTAAAGCAAGATATGCTACTTTAACAAATTCTGAAATTGCTGGAACATATTTGCCAACTACTGAAAGATTTCATTTTGGTTGTTATGGTAATAAATTTTATTTTGGAGTAGGAAATACTTATAAACAAGTTAAAGATTGGGATACCAATGTACATACTTTTGAACTTTCAGGAAATGGAACTGCTGCTATAGATGATACTACATATAGTATTGATGAAACTCTTGGAACAGCAACAACTACTATATCGATATTTGCTAGACACGGTAGTTCTTATACTTATAATACTTCAACAGAAATATATAATTTTAAAATATATGAAAATGAAGAATTAATAAGAGATTATGTTCCTTATTTGTACAGAGGATATGCGTGTCTTAAAAATAAAATAACTGGAACTTTTGGATTTATTGGTCAAATTGGAAATTTTGATTCAGGACCTATAATAAATAATTAATTAAACTATGATTTCAAAATTACAATTAATTAAATTATAGGATGATTTAATTCAAACTATTGATAAATCAGACTACGACTATTCTTCTTCTAAGTTCTTATATGAAAATACTATTTCTATAAATTATCTTCAAAAAATAACATCTAATAAAGCTGTTGTTAAAGAAGTATTTATTTCAAAACACGATGGCCCAGAAGAAACAGTATTTGAAATTAAAGACGATGGATATTATAGAATAAATCATATAATTATTCCTACAAGAGAATGGATAGATAATTTAGATTTAGAAAATGTAGTTAGGTATGAAAAAGTATATTTCTATATGGATGGAGATGTATTTGAATACAATTTTAAAAATAAACAAGCTACAAAAGTAGATCCGATTCTTTTACTTGGAGTTTGTGATTTAAAAACTACTGTATTTTCATCAGAAGAAGATTTTATAATTATATCTAACATTAAGAAGTGTTTAACAAATTTAATTAATAAGAAATTTGCTAAACTAAATTGTAAAGAACAATATAATCCTATATTGAATACACAAGTAGATTATTTACAAATGTTATATAATGTTTTAGATTATCATATTTCTTGCGGAAATCTTTTAGAAGCATAGAGATTATTAGAAGAATTCAAATCATGTTATGATATTTGTAATAATAAAAAAATAAATTGCTCTTGCATATGACAAAGTTAGAATAGAGTATAGTCGATGAATATAAGTTTTGTTTAAGTTAGGCTTAGAGAGGTTATCAGCCTAACTTAGACAAACTTCTTGATAAGATACTTATAAATTAGTTTGATGTAGATAAATCAGTAGAATCTAAACTTATTAGTTATGTGTTTTGATTTACAACAATTTTGTGATGGAGAATTGATAATAACCGATAAAACTGATTATTCTACTATTCCATTTTCTTATAACGAAACAATTACAATAAATGTTCTTGTTTTAGAAAAGAAAGATAATCCTTCTTTAACAGCAATCACTTTTAATACTCATACTTTAAGTAAGTTAGATGAAGTACATCTTAAATTAGGAGAAGATGGATTATATAACTTAATTCATATAGTTGTTCCAACTTATGAATGGTATATTAGAAACAAATAGTTAGGTACTTTATCAAAATATAAATAGATATTCATATCAGATGGTAAAAATTTATTAAAAATAACAGATGACGGATTAGAACAGTTTGATCCTTTAGAATTAGTAGCACATTATGATATTTATCAAACTACTATTTACGGTTGTTAGGATTTTTTCTTTTCTACTTGTTTTTTATGGAAATGTTATATAAATTTGTGCTATATGATATTGAATTATAACAATCCATATAAAAAATCTGAATTTGGTTCTAAAACATTACTAGATTTAATAAATTGTAATGATTCTAACGATGAACTAAAAGATTATTTATTCAGAAGAAACTTTGTATGGGCTACTATAAATGTTATAAATTATTTATTAAAAGATAAGAAGTTAGAAGAAGCTGAAGAGATATTAGAAGAGATTCAAAGTTGTAGAGGTTTATGTTATGATACTAATATGACATCTGACTTCAGTAGAACTAAGAAATCTTCAACATGTGGATGTAATAGATAAGTAAGTAATAAATATAAATAATAATAATGAATACATCTCATAATTATTCTGGAAGTTCTGCTTTTCAAGAATCTTCTTTTTTAAAAGCTAGAGGTTACTTACATGATTTATCTAAGCCAGAAAAAGAAGTTTTGCTTTCTAATCTAGCAAACGAAGCAGGACAAATTATAGTAGAAAACTTTCCTGATGAGGAAGATATAACTCAAGTAACACAGGGAAGTCGTAATGTACTTAAATTTAAAGATAAGATTTATGAACCTGAGCAATGTTCAGGAATGGGAAAAGTTTTCCTAAGAAAAAATTTAGTTAAAAATGTAAACGAATGTGGAAAAAACATTAACATTTTAACTTAGGACATGTTCGAAGATGAACATGGATTACCACTGATAAACACTATGTTTATCATTCAATACGATTACGATTTAGATAAAGGATTTATTACAATTCCTGATAATAGTGCTTTAGTATTTGCTGGAGGTTCTATTTCTAATGGAACAATAATGCTAAGGAACACTCTTATATTACCAGCTGGTCTAGATATAGAACATTTAGCATCTGTTAATATAAGAGGAACATATAGAGAAGGGTCTTTAGTATATCTTAGAAATCATTTAAGATTATATACATCTAAAGGATGGGTTAGTCTTGATGGATTGATGGATTTAGATCCAAGAAATATTGAAAACATTCTAGATATGATAGCACCCTTTAAGATTGAATTAACTCCAGTAACAAAATATTTGACTAATGGTGAACAAGATATAATAGTATCTTGGAATTACAATAGACCTATTGATGGACAAAAACTTTTTATACGAATTGGAGATACTCCATATCGAGAAGTTCAAATTAAAAAATGTGAAAGAATTCATGTTTTTAGAGAAGATCCTGGAAATAATTCCGTTAGTGTTATGATTATAGCTAATCATAAAGATAAATCAGAAACCAAAGAAATAATTCTTAAACATGGATTAGAACTAACAGTTCCAGAATTAAAAATAACAATAGGAGAAACAACACTTTTGTTAGACGAAGAAAAACTTTCTAATCTTATAACGAAATTAAATAGTTAATAAAATATGACAACATTAAAATCTTGTAGTATTGACGATCAATACAAGCATGTTTCATTTAAAGATTTAGACGGATACTTACGTAAAGACGATTATCTTTCTGGATATTGTGAAACTGAGAAAGAATTAGTTCGTTAGAATCTTGGAATTGAAACATTTAGAGTAGATAGCAAACTATCAGATTTATCTACAAATCCTGTATAGAATAAAGCTATTACTAATGCTCTTAAAGAAAAAGCAGATATAGATAAATTACCAAAAGTTGCAGTAACTGGTGATTACTGTGATTTACATCACAAACCAACTCATTTACCTAACCCAGAATATTTAGTTATTGTAGATGCTAATGGTTGTGTTGGATATAATGGTGAAGAGGCATTAAAGATTAAATTACCTACACACGTATCCGAATTAACTAATGACTTAGGATTTTTAACTTCTCAAAGTTTATTAGATGAAGGATTTGTTAAAGGTATAAGCATAAATAATGGAAATGTAATTTTCCCAGAAAATGGAATTGTCAATTTAAATATTTCAGAAATATTAAATATAGACGACCAACTTTCTCTTACATCTCCAAGACCTGTTCAAAATAAAGTTATTACTTTAGCATTAAGAAATTTAATGTGTGATTTAACTTAGAAAATCGATGGAGTAGAGAATAAGATTCCAAAAGTTCTTAATGATTTAGAAGATGTTGATGCTCCACAGCCAAAGAATGGACAACTTCTTGGATATGTTAAAGAAGACGGTTGTGAAGGACTTTGGAAACCTGTAGGTAATCCTACAAAAACAGGTGATATTTTGATATTTAATGATGAAACAAAAGAATGGGAAATCAAGAATATTAAAGATTTAATAAAAGATTGTTTATGGACTGTAGAAAATAATCGACTTGTTCCTAATAAAGCAGCTATAGAAGCTCAATTTGAAGGAGTTAATTATCAAGGCGATGTTGCTACTACAGGAGCTATTTATTCTGGAACTAATTCTTAATAATTATTATGGAAGGTTTACAAATTGCAACTTATAATAATAGAGTGATAGAAATAGTTCCAGATTATAGACTTAAAGAAACTTCTGACGGAACTATTACAATTACAAAAGATTCTGTAGAACAAGCTACATATGCTCCTTTTTCTGAAAACGACCAAACTGAAGGAATGTACATTCAAAACTATTCAATAAATGAAGAAGGTCATCCAGAAAAAGAATGGTATGAGCAAAATTAGCTTGTAGCTATTGTTGATTTAAATTATAGATTTTTAACTCCAATTAATCCAAAATCTGACGATCCAGATTCTCCAGAAGATAAAACAACTAGTCATATAATTTCTGAAAACGGATGTGTTGAAATTGATAATAAAGATAACACTATCAATAGAGGTGATACTTATACAGCAAGATTGACAACAAAAGAAGGTTTTGCAAGATTGCCTAAAGGACGTATCGAAATGCAAGTTGGAGATGATGGTGGAGAAGACGATTGGGTAATAAAAGACAGTTGGTTGAATGGCGAAACATAGTTCGATATAAATATTCCTAATGTTACAGGTAACCTGAGATTTGTATTTGAAGAAGAATGTGTTTATAACTTAACTATAAAGAGAACATTAAATGGTCAACCTTGGCCAGACTGTCCAATTAGAGAAACTGAAGTTATAAAGAAACATTGTAGTGACGTTATTGATACAGATAGTAAAGAAATAAAGAAACCTATAACAAATTATCTTATAAATAGTGTTACTCCTTCTGGTGAGATATCACCTTGTACTAATACAACAATTACTGTTGATTATAAACCTGCTGATAGTGATATAACAATTTATTGGCATGATGATGAAAAAGACGAATATGTTGGAGAACCAGCTAGATTAACTTTAGCATTTGGTGAAGAATTACCTATAAATCAACACGCTAATGATAAATCTTTACCACATTATCATGTTGATACTACATTAACAGAGCCAACTGGAGTAGATAAAATTGTAGGAGATGGACAACCACATACTATAGTTTATCATCTTGTATTAGATACATTCACAGTTACTTATGAAGGTGATGATCATGTTACAATAGAACGTGGTCCAGTTACAGTAAAATATGGACAAGATGCTCCAGATAGAATATTTACAATTACTGGAGATTATAATGTGAGTGAATCACATACAGGTACTGCAACTGTAATTAAAGATGATGAAAATAATATCATATCTGTAACAAATGTTCAAAGTAATGTAGTTGTTACATTAACTAGTGCTGAAAATATTAGAGTTACTTCAATTGAAGCTAGTCAAATAGATGCTATGGGTGGTGTACGACTTACAGCTAAATACACTGATGGACATAAAGAAGCTATTAGTGATAATATTACAGTAGAATCATATCAAACTGGAAGTAATATTACTAGCGTAGATTCAGAAAAAGTAGAAAAAGTAGAAGATGTATATGACTATGATTTCACTGACTATGATGAAACAGCAACTACTTCAACAAAATTAGTAAGTAAAGGTCCGAAAAAATTAACAAAAATAAGAATTCCAGAATTAGAAACAGCTAAAACTGGTACAGCTGGTAAATTAAGTAATATTAAACTTAATGTAAAATATAACGGATAGTCTTATACAACTAATCCTACAGAAAGACGTGCTGAAACATATGGATATTATAGTGCAGACGGATTTGAAGCTGGAAGTGATTCTGATAAATTATTAGAAATTGGTTCTGATAATTGGAAAGATGATAAATATTTAGCTGACTTTGGAGATAGCTGTAATATGTATGGTTCAACACAAGGATCTGATATATATAATAAAGATGTAACTCCTTATTATATTCCTGGAACTGATATAGGAGAAAATCCATTAAAGCATGTTAATGGAGATGTTGTAACATTTACAGGTTCGCTAAAAGATTATAATACAAATGGAGACCACAATGATCATTATCATATTTCTTGGAATCCTGATTATGCAAAATACATCTTTGACTCTGATAAATTATTAGCTACACTTAGTTATTGTGGAGATAAAGTTGATGATTGTGGATGTGAAGGTCATACTTCTTCAGGATATTCAGATAAAACAGTTGAAGCTAAATCTAAAGATGGAAATGTTATTAAACAAGGAACTGTAAAATATTCAATTAGTTATGTATAGCCAAATCATAATTATGGACGAGATTCTATAAGTTATTATCATGCTAATTCAAACTATAGAGCAGAAATTGATAATTCTACATTCTATAAATATGAAGAAGAAGAATGGAATCCAAATGTATTCTCATATCCTTACCATATTAAACTTGGTTCTTCTCCTGCAAATAATTCACAGGCTAACTATAATGATGGAAAAACATCAATTGAAACTGTAAGATGGAACAATGATCTAAATTATACTGTAAAAACTCCAGATGGATATTCTGAATATTATTATGATTATAATAATAAAATTATAAATGAAGTTACAGGTAGAGACTATAACATAACTAAAGTAACATTTGATCCATATAATAAAAATATTACTGCTGGATATAGTAATATAACATTACAAGATGGAGACTTGGGAAGATCTATTGTTGCATATTATAGTAGAATGTCTGATGAAACTAAAGTAAGACCTGATACGGAAAATAAATTCTATAAATTAAATCCAAAATATTCTAGTGTAAATTATACTAACATTAGTAATGGAGGAACAACTTTAACTCCAGATTAGTATATTACTTCGTTAACAGCATCTGATTATATAGCTAAAGCTAATGAAAATACTGAAGTAAAATATATTCCTGAAAATGCTAATCGCTATGAACCAAAGTCTGGAATTATATATCCATATGATTATAATCATTTAAATATTGATTTATAGAAGAAAATTACAGAAACAGGATATGAAGATGCAACTGCTAAAGAATCTGAAATATTAAATCATAAACATTGTTATTATAATTTAAAAGATTGGCTTACATATGAACAGTATTATAATGGAACTGAAAATCATGCAGATGTAAACAAACAAGATCATTATTTATATAATACAAGTACTAATAAATATGTAGCTTGTGTATCTGGATTTAAATAGGATTAGTTTGAAATAGTTAGTCCACGTGGAGAAACTACTATTATATGGTGGCAGAATAATCATAACAACATAACATCTATTAAAAGAGGTCCTGCTGGATATGTAACAAGACCAATTATTGAAATGACTGTTGTTGATTCTTCTAATAATGAAACAACATATTCTGAAAATGAATTAGATCTTCGTACATCTTAGTATTATTATCCATCTCAAGAAGTTGATTTTGGACCGATCGCTAATACAAATGCTGATAGAGTAAATATATCTTTTGAATCATGTAATAATTCTATCCAAGGTATAGGTTCATTTGCAGTTAATGGAGTTTATTATGATTATAATCAAACAGCACAGATTCTAAATCCAGGAAACGGATCTAATATTGAAATAAGCATTAAGGTTAATACTAATATAACCGAAACAATAACACAAGAAGGTGGTAGTACAATAAAATAGCCTGTTAATATAAATATTTCTGATTATATAAATAATAGTGATAAACCTTATTCAGATTATGAAAATCAAGTATTTACAGGAGGTGGAAGATTTGTAATAGAAGCTGTTTGGGGATCTGGAGATAATGCAGACACTCGTATAATTTATGTTCCATTCTCTGGAAGTTGTACTAGCGAAGATAATCCGGATAAGACAGGAAATGATACTTTTAATACTGAAAAATTAAAGTTAACTTGGGAATATTTATATAATAACTATAATAATGACTATGTTACTCCATTCGATAATAAGTATAATAATGAAGTGTTAAGATTAAAAGAAAAATCAAACGCAACAACTTAATAATTTATGGCATTTCATATAACAAGATCTGGTAATCCTGATTTAACAATTCTTACTGATGGAGGTTCACTTTAGATAGGAACAGGATTATAGGTCGATAATGGAATTCTTAATGTAACTGGAGAAGGCGTCGCTACAGACGTCTTCTTCAGCAACATTCAAGGTGAACCAACAGATAATTAGAAATTAGCAGCAGCTTTAGGTGATTATATTCATAAAAATGGAACTACCGAAACTTTAGATACTGAACGAATAAATTTTTATTCAACTGACGAAGACGATACAAGAACTATAGGTAGTATTTATGCTCATGGTAGTGATTTGGATTCTCCTATGTATATAGAATCAAGAAACGGAATTGTATTTAAAGATTCAGTTAATAAATTAGATTTTAATTTTCCTAGTGTATCTTATAATGATGGTGTTGAAACTTTAAGAACTACTTGGACACAAATAATAAATGCAGCTAATGGAGAATCGGATGCATATGCTAAAACTACTGATATAACTTAGTTAACTCAAAAAATAGAAGATAACGAATTAGTCATAAGTTCAGCACTTAATGATTTAAACGATAGACTTCTTAATGTATATAATAGAGAAGAAGCAGAAGAAGAATTTACTACAAAAGTAGAATTTAGAGAAGCTACAACTGTAACAGCTGCTTCTTTAAATGATTTAAACGAAAGAAAAGCTGATGCTTCTGAAGTTTATACTAAAGAAGAGATTGATGAAATGATACAAAATTTAATTAACACATATCATTCAGAATAAACATGTTTAAATTAACAAGAAACGGAAGTAGAAATACATTATTAACTGATGGTGGAAAACTTACATTAGGTGGAGATTTCACAATCGATGATAATGGTAAATTAAAAATTTCAGGCGCAGTGGGAGTTCAAACTGATGATGAACTCTCCACTACATCTGACAATCCTTTAAAAAATAGAGTATTAACTAATTTTTTAAATTCTAAAAAGTTATTAGAACCTGAAGAATTTGACGAATTAAATACAAAAATAGATAATATAGAAACAACTCCAGGTAAATCAGCATATGAACTTTATGTAGATAGCGTACCAGAAGGTGAAGAAGTTATGTCTGAACAAGAATGGATGGAATCACTTAAAGGAGCAGCATTTACATTTAATGATTTTACACCAGAACAACTTGAATCATTAAAAGGTTACAAAGGTGATCAAGGAGAATAGGGACCTTAGGGACCACAAGGACCTTAGGGAGAACAAGGTCAACCTGGTGAAAACTCTTATTTCCATGTTGCATATTGCAATATAGTAAATGGAAATATTGTAAACTTTAGTTTAAACGATCCTACCGATAGAGAATACATAGGAACATACGTTGATAATAATCCATCTGCATCTCTAGATGCATCTCTTTATACATGGATGAAGGTTAAAGGAGCATAGGGTGAAGACGGTCAACAAGGTATTCCTGGAGTAAACGGACAAGATGGTAAAACATCATATCTACATATTAAATATTCTAATGATGCAGGACAATCATTTACCGATAATGATGGAGAAACTCCTGGATATTACATGGGACAATATGTAGATTTTAATGAAGCAGATTCATCAGAACCTTCTGATTACAAATGGGTATTAATCAAAGGTGAAGATGGAAACGATGGAACAGGTATAAACATCAAAGGTGCTGTTGATACATATGAAGAACTTTTAGAAATTGATACTACACAATTAAATGCTGGTGATGCATATATGGTAGATAAATATCTATACATATGGACTGGTGAAACTTGGAGAAATGTAGGTCAAATTAAAGGTGAAGACGGTCGTGATGGTACAGATGGTATCAATGGCCGTGATGGTATCGATGGAACAAACGGTGTTTCTGCATATGTTCATATAGCATGGGCTAATTCAGCAGATGGAGTTGTTGATTTTACAACAAGTCCTGTAGCAGGAATTAATTATACTTATATGGGAATTTATGCTGATTCTATAAGTGAAGATTCTCAAGTTGCTTCTAACTATATTTGGACATTAATTAAAGGTAAAGACGGTGTTGACGGAAGAGATGGTCAAGATGGTCTTAATGGACAAAATGGTGTAGATGGAGCTGACGGAACTAGTTCATATTTCCATATTGCTTATGCTAATAAAAACGAGCAAGGTGAAATAATTAATTTTGATTTATCTGATCCAACAGATAGAGAATATATTGGAACTTATGTTGATGAAAATAAAGTCGATAGTGGAGATCCTTCTAAATATAATTGGCAACTTGTAAAAGGTGCTCAAGGAGAAACTGGTGAACAAGGTATACCAGGAACTAATGGTATTGATGGAAAAACTCAATATTTACATATTAAATATTCTGATGATGGAGGTAATACATTTACTCCAGCACAAGGAGCGTTAGGTCCAGGAGAAACACCAGGTGCTTATTTAGGTCAATACGTTGACTTTGAACAAACAGATAGTTCTACACCTAGTCGATATAAATGGGTATTAATTAAAGGTATTGATGGTACTGATGGTAAAGATGGAACTTCTATTACTATACTTGGCGCTTACGATACTCAAGAAGAATTAGAAGCTGCTGTAGATACTACTGATTTACAAGCAGGTAGTTCTTATATTGTTGGAAGTGACTTAGTAATTTGGACTGGTACTGAATGGAAGAACGTAGGACAAATTAAGGGAGCTGATGGTAAAGATGGAGAACGCGGAGAAGCTGGACAATCATCTTACTTACATATAGCATGGGCAAATGCAGTAGGTGATACTGTAGATGAATTTGTTCAATTTACTATAACTAAAACAGATAGAAATCAGAATTTCAATTATATGGGTATTTATACCGATAATATAGTTGAAGATTCTCAAAATCCTCTTGACTATGTTTGGACGTTAATTAAAGGTGAAACTGGAACATTTGATGCTTCAGTATTAGCAAATTATGCGTTAATAGAAGATTTAGAAAACTACCAAGCTATTGCTAATTTAAAAACACAAGTTGAATCCAATACTGGAAATATTTAGACTAATGCTACATCTATTGGAACATTACGTTCTAATTTAGCAGAAGCAACTACTGAATTTAATACTAAATTTGAAGAAGTAAATGGAGATATTGAAACTAATTCAGAAGCTATTTCTGGATTAACATCAAGACTCGGAACTGCTGAAGCTACTTTAGGAACAAAGGCTAGTCAAACAGATGTTGATGAATTATCTGGAACAGTTCAAACTAATAGTTCTAGTATTTTAAGTTTACAATCAGGATTGCAGTCGGCAAATGCTTCTATTGAAACTAAAGCTAGCAAAGAAGATTTAAACGGAAAAGTAGACAATACTACATTCTTAGATTTTAAAACAACACAAGAAGAAGCAGTAGCAAATTTAGGAACAAAAGTAGATAGTGTTTCTGATACAGTAACAACACATACTGAAAGTATTACTAATTTACAATCTGGATTACAATCAGCAAATGCTAGCATAGCTACTAAAGCAAGTCAATCATCTGTAAACGAACTTAGTCAAAAAGTAGATACTAATACAGAAAGTATTGTAGGATTAACATCTGATTTAGAAAGTGCTACAGCAACAATTGCAACTAAAGCTGATAAATCTACATTAGATAACTATGTAACATCAGAAGCATTTGGAGAATTTACTTCTACATATGATGAAGCACAAACTACTTTAGGAACAAGACTTGAAGGAATTGAAGGAGATATCCAAACTAATACTTCTAGTATTGGAACTTTAAGAAGTGATTTAACTTCTGCAAATGCAACAATAGCAACAAAAGCAAGTCAATCTGATTTAAATACATTGAATGGAAAAGTTACTACTAATTCTGAAAGTATTTTAAGTCTAACATCAGATTTAGATGATGCTAAAGCTGCAATTGAAACAAAAGCTAGTCAAACTAGTGTTAACGATTTAGGTGATACAGTTAGTTCTCATACAACTAGTATAGCAACTTTAAACTCAAACTTAGAATCAGCTAACGCAGCTATTAGTACAAAAGCTAACAAAACTGATTTAGACGATTATGTAACAACTGAATCTTTTGGAACCTTCCAATCAGATTATGATAGTGCTCAAACTACATTAGGTACTAGATTAAATACTATAGAGGGAAATATAAGTACTAATAGTTCTAGTATAGCTACGTTACAGTCTGATCTAGATTCAGCAGAAGCCACTATCTCAACCAATTACAATACACTTTCTGGACAAATATCTAATAAATTAAATACTTCTGATTTCTGGACAACTTTAGGTTATACAGATAAAGAAGCATTTGAACAAGCTATTGACGAAGCTGGAGGATTAACTCCAGAGCAATTAGCATTATTAGAAAGTTTAACTCCTGATGATTATTTAACAATTAACTCATTATTATCTTTAGTTTCAGATGAGAATTTTGCATCTACTGATTTAGGTAGTGCTGTATTAGCAGTAACTAAAGACAATGTATCTGATAATAAAATATTAAGTATTACTAATTCAGCATCTAATTTACAAACTATAGCCGATTCTGTAAGTGCATCTTCAGCATTAACTAATAAGTTTGCAACAATTACTGCACTTAATAATGAAACTACAGCAAGAACAAATGCTATTAGTACATTAACAAATACTGTTAATAATAAAATAGGTTCTGCTGAGTTAAGTACGGCTTTATCTGATTATTATACTAAATCTGATATAGACGATGGATTCTATGATAAAGATACAGTAGATGGTAAAATAGCAACAGCTAAAACAGAAGCTCGTTCTGGATTACTATTAACAAGTGAACTTGGACAAGCTATTGCTGATTTAAATACTTATTATACTAAGACAGATGCAGATGCTGCTACAACTACTGCTATTGGAAACTTTAGAACAGAAGCTAATAATACTTATGCTAAAACATCTCAAATTGCTAACTTCGTAACATCTGATGATGTTAGTGGAATGATTTCTACAGCAACTGCAGGTCTTGTTGCACAAGCTGATTATAATTCTGCCCAATCTGCAATGAGTGCAAGAGTTGATGGTGTAGAATCTAGTATTACTAATGCTGTTATGAGAGACCCAACTACTGGAAAAGTAACTAGTACAGTAACATTTGGTGCAGATAATGCTGAACTAAATGCTGATGGTTCTGGTTATTTAGCTAATGGTAACGTTAGTTGGGATAATAATGGAAATATTACATTAGCTGGAACTATGAATTCTGGAAGTGTTGGAGGATGGATTATTGATGATACTACTATCAGTCGTGAATTAGTAACAACCAAAGATCAATACGAACGTCCAATTGATACATCCAATATAACATTAGATTCAGAAATTCCTAAAATTACTGTATCTAATATTAATAATCAATATATGTCGGAAAGTTCATATTAGCTACAAAAATAGATTACTTCAAATATTAATATAATAGCTAATAATGAAAATGATTTTTGTGGAATATCTTTAAGCAAACGTACTAAAGTATTCCATGGTAATAGCTCTGGACATTCTATTGTTTTATCTCCAGATGCTATATAGATGAAGAGTAGTTCTTTTGAAATGGGATATTCTGGTCAAGGATACTCTAAAGGAATTCCTATTTCATTAAATGCTGATGGTTCTGGATGGCTTGCTAATAATAATTTCTCATGGGATGAAAATGGAGCTATGACAATTCAAACATTAGAAGATAGTACTTCTAATAGAAATAGAATTACAGTAACTGAAGATGGACTTCATTTTTAGGGACAAGGTATAAGAACAGCTGGAACATTTGATTTAAATTTAAATGGTATAAAATTTAGTAAACCAGGTAATTCATTTGGATATGGGGAAACTTATTCATTAGGAATAGATTAGCTTGGATTATTAATATCAGGATCTAATGGAGTTTCTCCTTATCAAACTGGAAAAATATTATTAGATCTTGGAAGAACTTATGACGGAAGTAATTATACACATAGTCCAAAATTAGAATTAACTAATGATCTTTATGATACTGGTGGACTTTCACTTCCTTATAATAAAGTTTCAGTTGTTGTTAATAAAACTAATTATCATGGAGAAACAGTATATGGTGTTGATAGAATAACAGGAACTGTCGGATTTCCATTTACAATCGATAATTCACTTGTAGCTTAGTCATTTGTTAAAAATGATAGTTCTGATTCAGAAGTATTACTTGGAGGAGGTGGAACAAAAGCACTTTCTGACTTTGCTCAAGTTAATCAAAGTGGTACGTTATCAGTTAATGGAGTAAATACAGGAAATAATAGTTTATCTTCATCTGGACTTTATTTAAGTGGTAATAATGGTGCATATGTTGGAGGAACTGTAGAAACATCTAGTATATATGGACACGATGGAACATCAGGATTAACTTTATCTCCTGAAGTAAATACTGGAAATAGAATAAAATTAGATTCTAATGGTATTCATTTTATTGATAGTAATGGAGCAAGTTATCTATTAGACTTAACAACTGCTGTAAATGCTGGATTTGTAATTGCAGAAACAGTATAACTCTTTACTTAAAAAAACAATAGTTAATTAACTCTAATTTTATAAAAACAATACTCTAAGTTAATATAAAGTTAAATATTTATAGATTCTAAAAAATTAGTTGGATTTATATTTATTTAACTTTATATTTGCTATGAACTTAAAATTTATTAAAATTATGGATGATGAATTAATGAACATTGATTAGCTCGACTTTGATGAAGAGGAGTTCCAAGAACAACCTCAAACGGCTGAAGAAGAAATCTTTGGCGCTCAAAGTAATTTTACAAAAGATTGGATGGGTGGAGATTATCATTCTGATAATAATTCAGATGACAATCAACCAGACGAAGTAGATTCAAACGACTCTAACTCTGAAGTAAGTGATGATATTATATCATATTTACTTAAAGAAAGAGGTATAAAAGATCCTAGTCAGATTAAATTTGAAGGAGAAAATGGACAATTACAAACCCGCGACTGGAATGATTTAACATTAGAAGAATAGTACAATATTCTTAATACTTCTAATGATACTTCAGATACAGATTTAGATGATTAGGAAATACAACTAATTAACCAGTTAAGATTAAGAGGAATAACACCTGAAGAGTTCATTCAGATGACTAAAAATGAAGGTGCTCAAGAATATGCTAGTTCACTAACTCCAGAACAAAATTATGTTGTGGATGATTTTAGTGACGATGAATTGTATATTTATGACATGAAAGCAAGAGTACCTGACATGACAGAAGAAGAATTAGCAGCTTCATTAGAATCTGCTCAAGCAAATCCTCAAGCTTTTGAAAAGCAAATCGCTGGATTAAGAGAAGAATATAAACGATTAGAAGAAGAAGAGATTCAGCAACAGCAAGCTATTAATCAAGAAGAACAGCAACAGCAATTTGAAGAATTTCAAAATAATGTTTATAATGCTATAGGTAGCATAGATGACATTGGCGGTTCTATTGAATTAGAAGATGAGGATAAGGATTTGCTGGCTGAATTTATTTTAGGAAAAGATAATGCGGGAATCAGTTATTTAGGTAAGGCACTTAACGATCCTGAAACATTGGTAAAAATGAGTTGGTTTGCGTTAAGGGGCGAAGAGGCTTTAGATGATATTCAAAATTATTACGCAGAACAGATAAAAATAGCAAGACAGACCGGATATAATGAGGGATTTGCTGCTGCAGGTGGTGAAAAAGCTCCTAGAGTTGCTGTAAGAAAGCAAAATAAACCTGCTAAACTGACAGCATTTAAGCAAAATGAAATCTCTTCTATTGACGATCTAGATTTTAATAATTAATAAAAAATTCAATTATGATTGTAGCAAATTTTGTAACTAATCGTCCTACAATGAGTGATACAAGGACGTATGAAGATTTTTACAAGTTTTTAGGAACAAAGCCTTATAAACTTGGAGTTGTAAGTAGACTCTATCCTGAATTAACCGCTTCTTATCTAACTGAATCTCTAAGAAATATCTTCTATCAAAGTAGAAAGAGTGGTAACAGATATCAATCAATCGATTCAATGTATTTTGAATGGGAGGTTGAAACTAATTATATTAAGAGAGTAGAGTTTGCAGCTATACCTGAAGGTGATGGTGCAGACGGAACTGAAATCACTATGGCTTTCAAAGAAAGATATTATGAAAAATATGATATCTTTAAGATTGATAAGACTATGCAGCAATGTATCGTTGTAAGTCGTCCTATTAGAAAAGCAGATAATTTCTGGGAAGTACAAGTAAGACTTATTGACAATGATTATAAATCAGTTCTTGATTTCAGTGGTTGCCAAGTAGGTGATACTACAAGATTCCAATCTAACGCAATGCCTGAGTTACATGAGGAAGGATATGTAAAATATCAGTCTAATATCGAAAGACATCGTAACTATATTACAACACACCGTGTTGATGATAGCTACTCAGCTCTTTATGCTGCTCATGAGAACACATTTATTAGTATTGCTGAAGGTAAGAACCAAGGTGATTTAACAGAAACTATCTATAAGATGGATAAGAAGGAGAAAGTTCTTCTTGACAACTTCTTATTTGTAAGAAATAACGGTTTATTATTCAACAAATGTAATGTTGATGTTAACGGTAAACCAACTATCGTTGATCCAGATACAAATAGACCTATTTATATTGGTGATGGTATTATTCCACAGGTTGAAAGATTTGCTAGCAAGTATGCATTTGCTAAACTTACTATGGATGTATTCAACACAGTTATTAGCACAATGAACGAAAAAGCTGAAAACCCAACAGGTAACAAGTATATGTTCATTTGCAATGAAAGAATGTGGAATCTTATCCAAACAGTTCTTGGTGACTGGCTTGCTAAGTTTAAGACTGATGGAACATATCTATATTCTAAACAAGCTAATGGATATGTAAAAGTTGGTGCTACATTCCAAACTTATGAGTTCGCTGGAAACCAAATCAGCTTCAAAGTTGATAGAACATTCTCAAGAGAATATGGATTCGACAAAGCTTATTGCTTATGTCTTGATTTAACTGCTGATAGTACTGGTAACGAACCTCCTATCCAAATGTTCACACTTAAAGGTGGTGACTTCATTACTAACAAGTTCCCAGGTGTTGGTGGACTTGATGGTCTTAGCTCAGGTGTTGTTTCTAGTCCTGTTGCTGGAAGTAAGTTAATTAACTGGGGTTATTCTGGTGTTGGTGTATTCAACCCATACAGAAGCTTCATTTTAAGAGAGATTTGATTAAATTAAATAAGAAACTTTTTAGATAAGGGTAAGGGAGTCTGACTCCCTTACTAATTTTAATTATATTTTAATGAATTAATATGAGTACTGAAAATAATAATGTTAGCAAGAGTGATTTTGCAGAAAATATAATTGTTTTAAGAAGTGTTTATGGTAAAGTAGGAATGAAATACTATATTCATCCCTGTAAAGATAAATACGGAAATTATCCAGATTGCGTAAAACACGTTGACTCTAATGGAGATATGGTTCTTTCAGATGCTGAAAGAAATGATCCTAATAGAAAATATTTCTTAAGAGAAAACGAACCGATTATTGTAGAAGATGGATTTACTCTTAATTTAAATAACATCCAAGATTAGTATATTTGGGAAGCTATTAAAAATTGTGTATTAATTGCTCCAGATAGATATGCTAAGGATGAAAACGGTAATAACTTAATTGATGGTACAATGGACTGGAAGTCTAAAAGACCACGTTATGGAATTGCTGAACTTTATGTAGATAAACCAGGTGTAGAAACAGCTAATAAGATTTCTCGTAAGAGAAAGATTCATCAAGCTAGTGAATATATTTTTACTGATGAAAGAGGTTCTGAAGGTAGATTACTTAAAGCTCGTCTACTTGGTAAGAATATGAAAAATATGCCTGATGCAGATGTAGAAGATTATCTATTACAAGTAGCAGAGAAAAATCCAGACAAGATTATCAATCTATATACTGGAACCGATATGTCTTTACGTATCTTGTTTATGGAAGCTAGAGACAAGAAAGTAATTATGGTTAAGAATAAATTATATATTTATGGTGATGATGTAGTACTTGGTGCTACTGATGATGCTGTAATTACTTGGATGAAAGATCCTAAACACAAAAAGATACTTGAATTAATTCGTAGGGATACTTTTCCCGAACAATATAGAGTTGAAGATTTAGACTTAGATGGCGAACCTACAGATATGACCGAGAAGGAAGTAGACCCTGTAGTAGAAAAAGCCATTAAAGCTAATAGAACTAAAAAGTAATAACTAACTAAAATTTATCTATATGTTTATTGTATACGAAACTACTTGTCTTGTTAATAATAAAATTTATGTAGGAGTACACGAAACTGAGAATCCTGACATATTCGATGGCTATATAGGAAATTCTATAAATATCTTTAATAGAAAATATGCTATAGAAAATCCAAAATTTCCTTTTCATTATGCTGTAAAAAAATATGGATTTCATAATTTTAAAAGAAAAGTTCTTTATGTTTATGAAACTTAGGAAGAAGCATATGCAAAAGAGGCAGAAATAGTAAATGAAGATTTTATAAAAAATTCTAATAATTATAATGTTTGTTTAGGTGGGCATAAACCTCAAGCAAAACAACAAACATTATTTCAATTTGATTATTAGGGTAATCTAGTAAATAAATATGATTCTGTTATAATTGGAGCAAAAATGAATGATATTGTATATAAAACTTTATTAACTGCTATTCATAATAAAAGAGGAACTCATGGATTTTATTGGAGTTATGATTCTAAAATAGATATTTCAGAATTCGGATATAAGAAGAAATTACAGTACTATATTTATGACTAGGATGGAAATTTTATTAAAGAATTTAATGATTACGAAGAAATATTAAAATTTCTAAATACTAACAAAGGAAATTTAACAAGAGCAATAAAATTAACTAATAAAATATCTGGATATTTTATATCTAATGAAAAATTTGACAAACTTCAAATAACTGTAACTAAATTATCTGGAAAATTAAACAGATATACATTAGATGGAAAATATATAGATAGTTTTAAAACTGTTAGAGAAGCTAAAGAAAAATTAAATTTAAAACTATGTAGTATTAGTCAAGCCATTAGATTAAATAGATAGTGTAATGGATATAGATGGACTAGAACAGATAATCCTACTCCAACTATATAGGTAAATTTATAATAATTAATGCCTATTACTGCAAGACAAGTCTATGAAGGGGTTTTAATTGAACTTAATAAAGTACAAGCTCCAAGCTTGTTACTGGAAGATTTTAATTACCTTTTTAATAAAGCCATATATCAGTACATTAATAAAAAGTACAACATATATGACGTAAATCAACAAACTACTGATGACGTAAGAGTCTTAAAGTCAACAGCTATTCTTAAACCAATAGGCGTTTTAGGAGAAGATGGTGCTAATAATGCTTATGGTAGAAAAACTACAAGTGTTACTAGTCTGAACTCTCTTTATGGTGCAACATATGAATTTGAATTACCAGACGATTATTTACACTTACTAAATTGTATTTGTAACTTTAAAGTAAAGAAACAATTTAAATGTTATGATGCTGGTACTTATGTTCAATTTGGTGCTAAAAGATTAACCGCTGATGCGTGGTCTCAAATTATCAATAATTTCTATATGAGACCACAATATAAAAGACCTTACTACTATATACATAACGTAAATAAATCTGATTTTGTTCCAACAGATCCATATACAGAAAGTAATTATGCTACTTGGGATAAAGGTATGCATGATGATTCTATATGTGCTGACGGTAATAGTGAATTAGCTCCTGTAGGCACAAGAGGTAGCGGAACAGATGTAAGTACTATTGGTTCTTACGAGAGTGGTTGTGATACCGATGGAACTCCATACACAAACAGATATGCAGGAACTGGACCAACCGATAATGAAAATGCTTGGGATTTAGAGCAAGGTGGCAATCCAGTTATTAAGCAAAGAGGTGATAGACCAAATGCAGAAACTATTCGTTTGGATAGACGAGAAGCTGCTACCAATCCTGTTGAAAAAGTGGGTAAAGTACGTTATGGTAATGCAAGTAAGGTAAGACTTGAAATTCGTTATGGTAAGGATAATAGTTTATTTGAATTAACTAATATTTGGGTTGATTATATTAAATCTCCTCAATATATTAGATTAACTCAAGAGCAATTAGACTTAACAGAGGATACGTCTCAGAAGATGGAATTCCCAGATTATGTATGTCAAGAGATAATCAATGAGTTGGTACACATCGTTATGGAAAATAGTAGCGATCCAAGGATGCAGACACATCCAGCTTTCAGCTAGTCAATAGCAGCTCCAGCTCAAGCTCAAGCTCCCTCCGGAAAGTGATGAGAGAAGAGCTCTAACTTTTAATTTTATTTGAATTATGTTTAAATTTACAACAAACACACTTATTAATAGTGCTGAAATGCCTGATGGCAGCCCTAGATTCTATGTAACCAATGATGGTTCAGTACTTAGAATTAAGAAACATTTCCAATTTAGAGATCAAAATGTTGTAGGAGTATATAAAAGATGTTATGAACCTGCTCAAAGAGCACAAGTTAGTATTGATATGAGCGCAATCACACAACCTGGTGTTTATAGAATTGCTCTTTATATTAGACTTTCTGGTTCTCAGAACTCTTATTTCTCTAATGACTTTGTATTCAAAGGAAAACCTTTCTTTGTAGAGTTCTATGTAAAAGGTGATGCCGAAGGTAATATGACTGACGATGCCGAAACAATTGCAAAGAGAGTTGAAAGGATTGCTAAGAAATATCTTAACATGGTATACGAATATCCTCTTGTAGATGTTAAAGCTGATGGAACTAAAGTTCTTCTTACTGCTTCTGATGAATATCAAAGATTCAAAATGGTAAGACTCGAATGGTATAACGAAGAAGCTAAATCTTACGATTGCTGCGCTAACTTTGGACGTTTTGAAGGCGAAGATGACATTAATGAAATGTCTCCAATCTATAAAGGTAAAATTGAATTTACTAAAGACGAAAACGGTAAAGAAAGAGTTGGACACGAAGGATTCGGTACATTTAGACAAATTGTTAAAGACTTACGTCTACCTACAGCTGCTAACACACGTTGGAACAGAATCGCTATTGATGAAACTCCAATGCCTCACGGAAAATATACAGAATATGTTATTAAATATTGTGTAAACCGTGGTATTATGGGTTCAGATGCAGTTGGTGAAGTTACAAAATCTCTTACAAATCACGTATTCTATGTAGAATCAGCAGTTGTTCCTGCATGGGAGGAAGCATTAAAATCAATTATCGGTGAAGGCGAAGAAATTAAGACTAATGTTGAAACTGTTAACAAAGACAAAGACGACAAACGTTTAATCTCTTCTGATGGTGAAACATATTCTGATGCTGATATTGATGCTGCTTTAGGAAACAAAGAAAACGACGACGAATTAGTTGATTGTGAAGCTTAATTAATATGGCGAAGGCTCTCCCTATAAGTAGGGCTGCCTTCGCCTTTTTTCATTTCTATATGGCAATGTTTGCAAAACTTGCTTCTGCAATAATGAACGATGTTGTTTCTGGACTTCGTGGTTATCATCATAATATGTCGATGTCAATAGAACAACTAGAAGATGAAATTGTAGAAGAAAGACTTCAAGTAATAAAAGAATATTCTTTAAAAGGAATATTACCGATTCGTGATTTACTTCTAGCAATTAATTGTATAGATGTAGATTGCAAAGATTTAGATAGATGTAAATGCAGCAGCTATACAGGACGTCCTGTAGCTCATTTCGAAATACCACAAGTTGTAAATGACTACGGTGATATGGCAATTGACTATATAGGAAGTACTGATAGACAATTTCCTTTTGTATTTTATACATCTTCATATGTTTGGAATTTTTATCATAAATACAGAAAACGTGGTAAACAAAAACCTTTTGTATTTATTGATACTACTCCAAATGAAAATGGAATGTACGATTGTTTCTTATTTAATGCACCTATGATGAAACAAATTTCAGTAGTAGCTGTATTTAAAGATCCGAGACAATTAGAAAATTATGGATGTTGTAGTGATTTAGCAGACCATAATTTTTCATTCATTGATAATGAAGTAAAAAGACGTTTAATCGAGAAAAAAGTACGTTATTACAGATAGCTTGCTGCACCAATATTACCTAACGATCAAGAATATGCAGCTGGATAATGGCAAAACTTAATGATTTTCATTACGCAATGTTTATGGCTAATACACTTTATAATTTAAATTTACTTCCAGATAACTTTGAAGAAATTGGAATTGTAGCATTTAATTTGATTGGAAATAAACGTTAGCGTATTTATAAAACTTGTTTAACAGTATAGTGTCCTACAAATACTGTTCAACTTCCATGTAATTGTGATGATATTCTCGCAGTAACTTATGGTTTTGAAGATTGGAATCATGTATCGAATCTATATCCAGAGGGTGACTTTTTTTCATAGTTCGTAGAGTCTTATATAGAAGGTAGGAAGGCTTTTAAGAGTCCTTACTATATACCAGGCCGCTATGTAAAATATGAGCGTGTAGGCGATACATTATACTTAGATCAAGAATATGGCGGAAAAATCTATATTCTATATAAAGGAGATATACTTGATAACGACGGTCTCCCTGAAATTACAGACGATGAAGCTATTGCAATAGCTACTTACTGTGCATATGTAACTAAATTTAAAGAAGGATTAAGAACAAATAATCCTAACATTATTCAAATGGCACAACTTCTTAACAAAGAATGGTTACAAAAATGTGATGCAGCTAGAGTTCCTTCTTCTATATCAATGAATGAAATGAACGAAGTATTAGACGCAAAAACTTCTTGGAATCGTAAAATATATAATAAATCATATAAACCAATTAGTTAATTTATGCATTGGATTAAAAAACCTTTTTAGTGGATAGCAGATCATCTCTGCTTAGAAGATTTACTACATAATAAAGGTGGTAACTATATTGCTGCTGTTTTATTATTAGTATTATTTAAATTATTTGGAAATATAGTGATTGCTTTAATAGCATCATTAGTATTAACAATAGCAATAGGATACTTTGTAAAAGAAGTACTTATAGATGAAAAAATAGCTGGAGGTAAAGCCTCAATGAGAGATGCAATTCATACAGCAATAGGTGCTGTTGAAGTTATAATTTTTACAATTATTTTATTATTATTATGATTAAAAATGTATTATATGCAGTAATGGGAATAATAGTAACATTATTAGCAATTACCCAAATAGCAGACCCAGCAGCTTGGGTTTTAGGTTTAGGTGCTTCACTTGTATTAGGCGTAATGGGTGTTGGATTTACAAACGTAATTAATCAAAAATTCCGTGGAATTCACTTTGAAAAATTTGATTGGAAAAGTGTAATTTGTGCTGTAGGAGGTTCTGTTATTGCCATAATTGTTGGACTATTTGTATAATGAATTATGCTTTAGGTCATGCTTTTAATATGCATGAGATGTTTATGAATTTTGACAAATCTAAGTTAGAAATGACTAGTGAATTATGTCAAAAAGTTAATGGAGATCCACATAAGGATAAATTAATAGAAAAAATATTTAGAGAATGTTTAAAAGAAGTTCTAAATGATATAATAGATAACAATGTCACTTTCTAGCTCCCAACAGGAGCTAGAAGAGCTGATATTCATGTACAACGTACTGAAGGAGATGATTTTGCTGCAGCCAGACGTAACGGCAAATGGCAAGATGTTGATTTCTTAGAATCTTACTTTAGTGGATACCAATTAGTTTTGAATATGTACAATAAAGATGGAGGAGTTACTAGAACTAAACCTATCTATGTAGATAAAAAATTAAAAAACAAACTTACTAATTATACTAATTAGGGAAAACAATATTGTTAATGAAACTAGTTTATAATAAATTTATTCCCGTACAAGGCTATAAATATATGAATATTGCAGGTTTAATCTTTACTAGAAGTAAAAGATTAGCAGATCCTGCTAATTGGGACCCAGTAGATTATAACCACGAAGCTATTCATAGTGCTCAATGGAAAGAATTACTTTATATATTTTATATTCCTGCTTATATTTTAGGATGGATATTTGCAGGATGTAATTATAAAAAGAATGTTTTTGAAAAAGAAGCCTATGAAAACGAAGATAATTTAGATTATTTAAAAACACGTAAATTTTGGGCTTGGATATGAAACAAATAAATCTTTTAGTAATTCCAGAAGATATTCAGTTATGTGAAAAAACAAAATTTAAGGCTGAAACAGTTAAACCTAGTGAAATTGGTAAAAAAGTCACAAGTGATGCTATCAGAAAAAATATTGGAAAAACTGATGAGAAATCATTAAAAAAGTACGATATTAATAAAGATGGTGCTATTGATGAACAAGATATTGCAGACTTTTATGTTGGAAAAGATTCAGTAAAAGTAAGTTCTCCTGAAGATGTTACTGCAATTGAAAATAAAGATGAAGCAAAAGTTGTAGTTTCTTCTACAGAAGGCATACAAGCATTAAATAACCAACATTTTAAAGAAGAAACTATTGTTGGTGGACAAGTTAATTAGGATGTTAAATTAAATGCAGATACTATGACTATTGATGGTCTAACAGTAGCTGGAGAAAAAGGTGCATCTAATGGTAAAATCAACTTTAAAGCAAACGAAGTAACATTAAAGAACATTACAGCAGAACCAGGTTCTACTGTTTATAATGTATTCGAAGGCTCTCAAGTTGTAAATGATCCTAATTATACTGGATTAAAGAAACTTACTGCAACTAATCTTAATTTCTTATCACCTTCGTTATCACATAATGTAGTCAATGTTTATACACCTGCTGATGGAGCGGTTATTACTATCAAAAATTCTAAATTTGATTTAAATGTAGACAATTCTAATGTTATTAGAATGGCTAACTATTTAAATGCTGAAAATGTAACTATTAATTTCGAAAATGTAGAATGGACATACGAAAATGCTGCTACTGATGCTAGTAATTGGAATTGGGCAGGATTAATGATATTCCAACCTGCTAGTCAAGACGTTGCTCTTACTGGAGATACTTCAAAAATCGCAACTTGGACAGTTAATGTTAGAAATTGTAAGTATAACGGTAAAAAAGTAATAGCTAACAATTTCGGAGAACATAATCAAGTTGTTTATTTATATAATGTAGGAAATACAAAAGCTATTACCGATGCTTCTAAAGTAATGAAAATTAATTTTAAATGATTGTAATTGTCAAATAATTGATATGCAAATTAAGACAGTTAATGACTATATTGAATCTATACACGAAAAATTTCCAGAGGTGCAAATCCAAGATATAAAAAGGATTTGCACTTTTGGATTTAAAAGTTTATATTTACATAATAGTTATGGTGGTGACACATTGATTAAGGATAATGATTTATGGTGTTATATTGGTAATTTAACCAATGATTCAGTAAAACACTTTAATTACTATGCTAGAAAATTAGCAGTAAAGATTAGAGTATTATATAAAAGAAAGAAAGTTCCTTGGGACGGTTACTATTATTTTGCATTAAATGAGAGTGAGTACGAAAAATACTTAAATTAGAAAAAATCTAGAGGAAGACCTCGAAAAAAATTCAAATTTGAGAATGTTTATATGTACAAAATCTTAGAAGAATGCAAAATAAAGGAACACGCTCATAAATATATATTTAGAATCTATTATGGCTCTGATTTCGGATTTGGGTTCTTTAAAAAAGAATTAATTACAGATAAAGCAGAACTTATAATAGAACGAGAACCTTTAAAATTTGAAGATATTTTAACTACTAATTATAATTATAAACCATATGAGTAAACAGATAGCTAAAAATACGTTTACAGGAGGATTATAGATGGATTTACATCCGCTGAGCAGCCAGAATACAGTGTTGACTAATGCGTTAAATGCAAGTCTGGTTACTATAGATGGTGATGAGATGATTTTATAGAACGATATGGGTAATCTGAAAGCAGTAGTAAACGAAAATGATGAAAATCCCATATACGTAACACTTAGTGAAGGATTTATACCATTAGGTGTTAATACATTAAATGGAATAGCATATATTGTTTCATATAATCCTAATACGTTAGAAGGAGAAATTGGAACATTTCCTTCTCCTTAGTATAATATATTTGGTGAGGTATTATTTAATGATAACAATGATTATACTACAGATTCTAATAAATTAATAAACTAGTATTAGCCGTTGTATAATTTATATAAAGGATGTAGAAATTGTACTGAAGAAATAGAAGGAGAATGTATAGAAAATGTTTAGGAAATCGATCAATTATTATATCCTTTAAGAACTCAACATTTTAATTTTGATTTAGAACATCCTATTGATGTTGAATTACAACCTTCTTATGACGGTTCTGTAAATATTATTATAAACGATGGAAAAAATATACCAAGACTTATAAATAGTAGATTTGCTGCTAAAGAAGATGGAACTTGGGAAATTCCTGATAGAAATAAAAATACTAATAATATTTATAGAGTATATAATGGGTGTCGCGATGATTATCGTGAACCAATGTGTAATTGTAGTAATGATATCATTGAAGAAAGAATAGATGATTCTGAATGTGGGTGTATTGATATTACTTGTGAACAAGAATTAGAAAATCAAAAAACTTTTGATATAAGCACATCATTAAATAAAAGAATTGATAAATTTCCTATAACTGTTTATAATGGAGTAATTAATAATGGTAATTTACCAGTAGGTAATTACGTATTATATTATAAATATTGCGATGAAGATGGGAATGAAACAGATTTTATTGGAGAATCTGGAATAATTTCTGTATTTAAAGGAAATGATAAAGATCCATTTTCTATTGATGGAGGAGAAAGAGATATGGATTCTGATAAATCAATAAGCGTAATTCTTAATAATATTGATACAAAATATAGTTTTGTTAAAGTTTATTATTCTAGAACATCAGCTGCTGCTGATGAAAATAGAATATCAGAAGCATATGAAATCTTAAAACCATATCCTACATCTGATAATAATATTTGTAATATTATAATTACTGGAGACGAAGAAAAACAACAAATTCCAATAACTGAATTAAATCAATCATATGCTACAATAAATAGTTCTGAAACTCAAGTATAGATAGGAAACAGACTATTTTTGGGAAATATTCAAGCACAAAAAACAAATTACAAAGATTTAAAAGACTTAACGTTAAGAATATTTCCGTTTATAGAAAGACGAATAGCTAAAGACAAAATAGGAGAAATAAATCCTTCTAACTATTTAGACGATTCTATTGAAAATTAGGATGAATTTATATTTAGTCATGAATATTATAATACTAAAAATATATACTACAATGTTGGATATTGGAATGAAGAATATTATAGATTAGGTATTGTATATATTTATGATGACGGATCATTAAGTCCTGTATTTAATACAATAGGATATAAAAGTAATTCTGAATCTATATTAGATTATAGTACAGAAATGCTTCTTCCTAAAATGGATGAACGTATATTGAAAATTAACAATAATTCTATAATAGATATTCCTGATATAATATTAAATAATGAAAGAAATTATTTAAATGTTTCAAAAGATGGAAATTCTTTTGGTGAAGATAGTATAAAAACTTCTTCTAATTCTATTTTAGATAACGATTGTTATTTGAATACAAGAGGCGTTATCCAAATTAATGATTCTGAACTTGATAGTGACAATAACGCACAAGAATATTTATATTATATAAAATTATTTATAAATTCAGACATTGTCGAATATCTAAAAGACGTATTGTGTATTAAAGGATTCTTTGTGGTAAGATAGAAAAGAATTCCTACGATACTTGCACAAGGATTTACACTTCCTTGGGATAAAGAAGCTAAAGTTCCTATTATTGAACATTGGAATTAGAGATTAATGCCTACTTAGTCAAATGGAAAATGGGATTTTAAAAACACTTTCAGTAAATTTAAAGCAAATGATAAATACGGAGAAGATTTTACTTGGCACTATTATTGGAGTGATTTTATTCCAAATAAACGTTTTGAGTTAACATCTTTAAGATGTTATGAAGTAGAATCATTCTTAGATCAAATTTCAGAAGGTGGAAAACATCTTGATGTTGATGATGGATATGATTATGGACATCCTAATAATAGGAAATTAATGCATCATTATCTTCCTAGAATGCATGATATTCCATTTATATGTGTGGATTAGAAAATGTTAGCTCCTTTTGAATTAAAAGGAGATCAAAATGATTCTAGTACTGGGTATATTAAAAAATATAATTTATTAGCAAGTTATGATAATAGAGAAAACTATTATGATTTAGATACTGTATTATCATACGGTCTTAGTAAAAAAGAAAAAATAAATATTTCATTTTTACAAACTGGAGATAATCCAAGAACTGTTACTAATGAAATTGATTTTAAAAATTCAAATAGATACGAAATAATTGAACGCTATCTTACTTCAACATCTACACCTTCTCAAATTAATCAAAATACTCAAATAACAATTAACGGAGATACTAAAGATTATTAGTTAGGAGATACATCTTTTGAATCTGCAATTAATGCAATTTCTTCTATTGTTTCTGATTATCCTAATGTATCTAATCTACATACATATAGATATTTTGAAATAAAAATATTTGCAGGATAGGTTAATAGTATTACTGGAGATTATTCTGAAACTTCAGAATCTTATTATCCATTTGGACAAAACATAACACAAGTAACAACTTATTAGAAAGAAATTTCTGAATAGGATGAAGATGATTATGAAAATATAAATGGATTATTTAATGATTTATATAAAATAGGATATTTACAATATAAAGAATACTTTAGAGATTAGTTTATAGATACTGTTGATGGAAAAATAACTTAGGATTTATCTACAAATTTTGATAAAATTGATAATTATAAAAAATTATAGAGAGTATATAGTGATGGAAAATTGGTAAGAAGATTAGGAAATTATTATATGCTCTGGAAAATAAGAGGTAAAAAATGGAAAGAAATTGATAGTATTAAAGGTAAGGATGCAAATTGGACAAAAGCTTTAGAAAAACATTATGGAGATTTATACAGAAATGTAGATGGAAATTAGGCAACAGCTATTTGTCCAGAGTTTGAGGTAAGACAACCTTTCTTTAATCAATTATTTACAGGAGCAGAATATCCAGTTAGATATACAATATATTAGCATGGAGTTCTACATCGAAGTGCTAAAAACGAACGATATTATTATCAAAAAGTTGAAACTGATGATATATATTGCCCAACTAATACTCATGATTTTGAAAAGTTTGGATCTAAAGATGGAATGTCATTTAAAATTTGTTCTGTAACAGATAATGTTCCAATTGTAGCTATTGATAATACTATATTCCAAAGTGTTTTAGGAACAGCTGAAGAAGCATATAGAATAGCTTATATAAATGAAGAACATTCTGGAAAAGCACAATGGACAAAAGATGATAAGAATGATAATCATTATTATTGTTCTGAAAATGCTCACGATTGGAATTTAGCCAGAGGAATATTTTCACCATATTTAGGAATAATTGCTGTAAATTCTGTAAATAAAACATATATAAATGAAGATGGTAAAGAAGTTACTGCAATTCAAACAGAACGAGATAGACGTTATTGTAGAAGGTTTAATATATATATTAAAGATTATAAAGAAACAAAATAGCAATTCAATATCCGTTATTAGGATAACTCTCCATATTATGCAATAAGTGAAAGAGTATCGTTTAATGAATTTGATATATATCCTAACACAAAAGTATTTGAAAGTTCTTTATATTATGATTTATTTAGAGGTGATTGCTTCTTTTGTACATTTACACATAGATTAAATCGTAATTTTAATGATCCTACAGCACCTACAAACGATAAGATAGTAGACGAAGCTACTTGGTTAAAACACTATCAACCTGATGAAAATGCTACAGATAAAGACATTACACAATTATCAAAAATTAATAGAGGTGATGTTAATGCTGTTAAATTAGGTTCGTGGATTACTATAAAAGTACGTTCTTCTTATAACTTATCTATTCGTTCTCTTGATGAAAGATATACTACAGAGGCTGCTATGATGGGTAGAGCTAGAGGATTCTATCCTTTACAACAAGCATCAGCTGACGGAGGATATAAAATTCCTAATTCTTATTTAATTAATGATGGATTTGGAAGTACACTTGGTGAAAAACAATATTTCACTTTACCAGATGCTCCGTATTATAATGATTATTATGCAGATAGAATTGTTTATTCTGATGTAAATGTTCAAGATGCTTATAAAAATGGATATAGAGTATATAGAAGTGCTAATATAAATGATTATACTAAACAATATGGTAAAATCACAAAATTAGTCGATTGGTATGGTCATATTTTATGTATATTTGAACATGGTGTAGCTATAATTCCAGTTAATGAGAGAGTTGAATCAGGAGAAGGAATCGGTGGACCTGTATTTATCAATAATAACAAAGTATTATCTGATACTCCAAGTATGATTAGTGATAAATTTGGTTCTCAATGGAAAGATAGTATCATTAAAACTCCATATGCAGTTTATGGTATCGATTCTTCTACTAAAAAGATATGGAAAGTTACTGGTTCTACTACATTACCAACATTATCTGTAATTTCTGATTTTAAAGTTGAAAATTTCTTAAAAGAAAATATTCCTACTTTAGATAACGATATAAAGAAACAAGTAGCTTTACGAAATATCAAAACTCATTATAATCAAACTAAATCAGATGTTATATTTACATTTTATATGACAACTGAAGATAGACTTGCTAAAGGAGATAATACAGGATTGTATGAATAGTATGATGAAAAAGCATGGTCTCTTTGTTTAAATGAAATTACATCTGATTAGAATAGTGGAAATTCTGGAAACTTTGTAACATTCTATTCATGGATTCCATTAGAATCATTTAATTTAAATAATAAATTCTATTCATTTGATAGAGAAGAAGTTAGAGGTTATTTATCATTTCCTGAATTTGACGAACCACAAGTAACATCTATTATTGACTGGTTAGGACATGATATATATGAATATATTGATAATTCGTATATATATACTAAAAATTCTGATGTTAATTGGTGTGGAGATGGTACATACAGTAAGAAGAAATATGAATTTAAAAATGATTGTTCTGAATAGAAATTAAATCTTTGGGAACATAATAATCCATCTATTAGACCATTACCAACACATTGGTATGGAAAACAACACCCATTTGAATTTGAATTTATGGTTGTTGATGATCCAAGTGTTCAGAAAATTTGGGAAGATTTAAAAATAATTTCTAATAATGCTGAACCAGAATCATTCCATTTCTCTATAACTGGAGATAATTACGAGTTTACAAATGATATACCAAATATTTATTATAGATAGGAAGCAACTAAAGAATTGTATCATACTTTAGGTTCACATACATCTTATAACGATGATTATAAGAAAGTTCATCCAAATCAGTAGATAAAATCTACAATATTCCCATTATACTACAATAGACTTGATATGTTTGATTAGATTTATGATAACTATTAGAAAATGACTAATAACTATAGAGATTATCAAAATCTATCAGGAACTGAAGTTTATAGAAATCCAAGAAGTCGCAAATTTGAATTGGTTACTCATATTAAAAATACTCCAATTGATGGACAATGGGTTAGATTAACTGAATAGAATTATCAAGAATATTTTGATTAGGAACTTGATAAAAATATCAATGTATATTTAGAAGATAGATATGTAGAGTATTATCAATCTAAATATACTGGAGAAGAAATTTCTCTTTGTGATACTAATTTTAAAACTTCAACCTGTTTACCTAAAATTAAGAAAGAAAAGAAGCCAAAAAGCGCTTTCTTATGTGATGAAGAATATTGGTATTATGTATGGGTTCCACAAAGTAGATTGAGAGGTAATTCTCACTATAAAGAGGATAAATGGAATATTTAGATTCCGACTATGACATTTATGTAGAAAAATGAAAATAGATGGAAAAATGGAGTTCCTCCTCTTATTTTAAATTGGATTCCTAAAGATATTAAAAAATCCGAAATATCTAATATAGATTTACCAAATACTTATGATATAGGTCAAATATCTACTGCTAGATGGACTTTTAGAAAAGAAACAAAATTAAGAGATAAATATTGTAGAATTAAAGTACGCTATA